GCTGAGGCATTCTATGCACAGGCTTATTTAGGATCTTCTGACATAGTAGATAACTTTCGTACTTTGCCAGGTGTAAAATTTGAAGTAGCTCTAGGAGCTGTAACTTTTGGAGACATTTTACAACCATCAGCCTGTGCTTTTACTGCACCTACAGATACTTTATCTGCAAAGATTATGAGTGTATGTGCTTTATCTGCAATGGCTCAGATTTGTCAATTTGAATTAGAGCAGTCTTTTGTATCTTTACAAATGTCTCAAGGATCAAACGGAGATTTCTCTGTGGCTAACTTTATGAACTTCTACTGGAGTGAGATGGCTAACTCTATCAATGGATCTATTGAATCATTGAGATGGCAAGGTGATGCTTCTCTACCAAGTGGCCCACTTTCTTTGTGTGATGGTTATGAGGTTCAACTTGCAGCAGATGCTGCTGTTATCCCTTACACTGCTATGACAGTAAACCCTACTTTTGCACAGATGCTAGCTAATTTACAAGCTGCCTTTGCTTTAGTACCTGCTAACATTGCATCACGTACTGCTGACTTGCGTATCTACTTACCAACACAATTAGTAAACATCTACCGTTTAGGTGTAGCTTCAGGTAACACTAATGCATATATCACTCAGGATCTATCTTTAACTTACTTAGGTGTTAAGATTGTTCTTTGTCCAGGTATGTCTAATGACCATTTAGTAATTACTTTGAAAGATAACCTAATCTATTTATTTGATGGTGAAGGTGATCCATCTGATCTACGTGCAGTGAACTTATCTGATACTGTTGCTGAGCCTTACTTGAGAACTCGTGCTAACATGAAGGTAGGCTTTAACTATGTTAATCCAGGAGATATCGTTTTTGGATCTTAATTATTAATTCATAGAGGGGGGCAACCCCCTTTATATAAAACTTAAACACATGCCCAATTTATGTACGGCCCTAGAGTCAATCCAAAAAAGTTGCGACAACAATTCAGGGGGAATTTACCAAGTATGGTTTATCCCTCAAGATAGTATTGCCACAGCTGCAACTTCAACTACTTATCCTGATTACAAAGTTACAGCTTTCACATTTGATCCTGTAAGTGTACCACCTTTAACATTTACAAATTATTTCATTCGCAGAAATACATCTAACTATACAGAAGAGCAAGCTGCTGATCTTATCAATGGCTCTACTTTTGTAACTCAAACTATTAACCTAGTATTCCACAGACGTGAAGCTGCTAAGAGTAATGCTCTTAAGATACTTGCATCAGGTCAACAATACCTTGCAGGTGTAGTATTAGATGCTAATGGCCGATACTGGTACTTCCCATACTTGCAGCTTACTACTACAGGTGAAGGGTCAGGTGTTGCTCGTGCTGATGGTTCAAAGTACACTGTAACTTTGGTAGCTGAAAATGAGTCTTTAGCCTTAGAAGTTGACTTAACTAACCCTGCTAATTACGCAGTTTATGGCTTAGTATAATCTACTGCCTCTCTAAAATTAGCCCTGCAATTATGTGGGGCTTTTTTTATTTCTAAACATTTGCCTTACATCATATAATATAGTTATGATATATATAGAACAGGGAGTGATTAACCAGGTAGTGCTAACTTTAACAGAGGTCACAACTGTACCCACCCCTCATTATCTATTCGCTTTTACTAATGAGATGAATACTGCAAGTGTACCTCAGTTATTTACAACTGCTGATACTAGCTTATGGCCTGAAAGGTACAATCTTTTTGTACTTAATGAGCCTGTAGATATCATCTTAAAGCAAGGGCAATTTATTTACCAAGTTTATCAGAGCTCAGTACCCTATGTACTACCATTAACCATTGCACAAACAACAGGTGTAGTGATAGAGGAAGGTAGAATGGTGGTAAGTGGGCCTGTAGGAACTTCAATATATGATTAATTATGGCATGGTATAGCAATTTTTTTAAGACAGCAAACAAAGGCCCTGAAGTGGTAGAAGGCTACCAATCCTTTAGCACCCCATTTTTGCCTGTAGGACCAGGTAACCTAACACTCCCTTATGTAGATAGTAGGTACTCTGCTAACATGTGGATTAATTTTGGGGCTGATAATCTCTACCCTAGCATGCTTAATCAGATGTACTACTCATCACCTTTGCATGGTGCTATAGTAGACTTTAAGACTAATGCAGTTATCGGTGGTGGCTTTGCCCTTAAAACTGATTTGCTTACTACTGTAGAGAAATTAGAGCTTTATACTTTTGAAAGGAAGATTAATCTTAAGCATATTGTTAAGGCTGTTACTAAGCAGCTCATCATCCACAATAGAGTGTACTTTAAGATTTGTTATAGTCAAGGTAAAAAAATTACTAGGATAGAGAATGTATCCCCTGAGAAAGTAAGAGTAAGTGCAGATAAGAAGATGTATTTTATTTGTGATGATTGGTCCAGGAGGATAGGCATCCAAGAGATTAAGCCATACCACATAGCCAATACTGACTATGAGCAACTATACTGCTACGAGATTAAGTCTATAGGTCAAGACCACTATTCTCTACCACAATATACAAGCTGTCTTAACTTTGCTTTCTTATCAGGTGAGCTAAGCTACTTTGCTAAGTCTAATATACAAAACTCAGTTTTTCCATCTTTTGCTATGATGTTTCCTAAGAGACCACAAAGTGAGGAAGAGAAGCACATGATCAAAGAGACTATAGATAGAATGAAAGGGGCAGCCAATGCCGGTAAAGCTGTGGCGTTCTTTGCCAATTCTGCTGAGCAGTTACCTAAGATAGAAGCAATGCCAACTAATGGTAATGATAGCCTATTTCAAGAAGCTTCACAGCTGAATACTGAGCAGATTTGTTTTGCTCACACAATAGATCCTATCTTAATGGGTGTACGTACTACAGGATCATTAGGTGGTGGTGCAGATATTAAGCAGGCTTATGTGATATTTGAAAAGAATGTAGTAATGGAGCTTAGATCATGTGTTCAACATATCTTTAATGAGCTACTAACCATATCTAAGATACCTGCTGAGTTTACTATTAATAACTTCCAGGTCATAGATGAGTCTATCGTAGAGCTAGAAGGTGATGCTTCTAGAATTAACAACCTAATCAGTGCTATGCACCCTACTGTTGCTCAGAAGATATTAGATAACATGACACCAAACGAGATAAGAGCTCTAGCTGATTTACCTGCCATTGAAACAACCCCTATAACACCTACTGTATAATGCTATACTTCATAACAGAAACTTATCTAAAAGTTAATACACCTATTACAGCCAATGTGGATGTAACAGATGTAACACCATACATAGCTACTCAGGCAGCTCTTAGAGTACAGCCAATACTAGGCACTACTTTCTATAACTATTTATTAACTCAGTATAATAACACAGCACTTAACCCTGACGAGATAAATTTAGTAGAGTTCATTCAACCTGTGATAGCTTGGAGATCTGCAGAGGATGCTGTCTTTGGACTAACCTACCAACTTAAGAACAAAGGACTTCAAACACAATCAGGTGACTACTCAGCTAGTGTATCACGTAATGAGGTAGCCTTTGGTATGGAGCACTATGCACAAAAGGCATCATTCTTTGAGCAGAGACTTATTAGATGGTTGCTAGTTAATAGAAATTTATTCCCTCAGTTTATATCTACCACTAATCAGGATACAGATCTAAGGCCTATGTTTAACAACTGCACTTGCATCACCCAATACCAAACAACCTGCCTAGGCACCTGTGGCACTTTTAGGGAGAACGGATACAATAACTCTATCTTAATACTCTAATGAAACTACAGTTATCCATCCTATTATCGTCAATTCAAAAATACATTATTCAACTTTTAGCAGTGGTATCAGCTTTCTTTTTGCCTATCTCAGGTATATTATTTTTAATTGGCTTTGCTATCTTAGTGGATACTATTACAGGTATTTGGAAGGCTAAAAAACTTAAGATTAAAATTACATCAAGAGGATTATCAGCTGTGGTGTCTAAGTTATTTTTATATGAAGTGGCTGTTATACTTACCTACTTAATAGATTACTATATTCTTAATGATATCATTTTACAATTTTTCTCAGTGCCATTAATGCTAACTAAGATACTATCTCTAGTGCTAGTAAGCATAGAAGCTATTTCTATCTCAGAAAATTACAAGGCTGTGAAGGGGATAGATATATGGTCAGCACTTAAAAATTTACTACAAAGATCTAAAGAAATTAAAAAAGACATAGATGGAGTTAGACATAGCCAAGATAGTACAACACCGACTATCTAAGGATCAATACGTAGATGAGCTTACTGAGAAAAAACAAATCTATTTGCACCATACTGCAGGTGGCCCTGATGCAGTAGCAGTAGCTAAGTACTTTAACAATCAAGTAGGCAAGGTAGCAACTGCTTTTATCATAGGTGCAAGGGGCACGATAGTGCAATGTTTTAGCTCTAAAAATTGGGCTTATCACCTGGGCCTTAAACAAGAGATATTTACTGAGTCAGGAGTACCATACAAGAGCTTAGATAAGATATCTGTAGGTATAGAGATATGCAACTATGGCCCATTAACAAAAAAGAATGGATACTACTATAACTATGTAGGTGGCAAAGTAGACTATACTGATGTTACTATATTAGATAAAAAGTACAAAGGCTATATCTATTGGCAAAAATATACAGATGCACAAATAGAGAGCACTAGACAGCTGCTAGTCTACCTATGTGATACATACAATATACCTCGCACTTACTTTGCTACCATCTTTGATATAGACAAAAGAGCTTTGAAAGGTGAAAGTGGTATATTTACGCACAATTCAGTGAGAAAGGATAAGAGTGATATCTATCCCTGCCCTAGAATGATAACAATGTTAGAGAGCTTATGAGACACTTACTACCACTTTTGATACTACCCCTACTATTTAGCTGTTCAGACGCTAAGAAGGCTCAATACCACTATAAGAAAGCACTTAAGTATGGTCTAGAGTTAGTAGAGGATAGTGATACTATTAGAATTATCTCAGTAGATAGCTTTGCAGTGATCCGTAATGATACGATTAGATACGAAAAGATAATAACTACAAAAGATACTATCATCAATTTTAAGAATGTATATGTGCCTAAGACCAGGTGGCAAACTAAAATAGAATATAGGTACAAAACTCAGATATTAAAGCAGGATGTACTCAAATATAAGTATATCTACAAAACTGAAAAAAAAGAAAAATCAAAAACTAATTGGATGCTCCTAGTATATGGCTTTATTATAGGAGTACTCCTGTCATTCGTTACTAGACTATTACTTAAACTTTATTTATGATTAAACATTCTAAGAATGTGCATGAGCTTATCATTGATAATCTTTATGCACGTATTGCTATGCTATCAGATCTACACTGGGATAATCCACACTGTGATAGGGAGATGCTAAAGAGACACCTTGACTATTGTTTGGAGGAAGATATACCGGTAATGATTAACGGTGATATGTTTTGCTTAATGCAGGGTAGAGGAGATAACAGGCGTAACAAATCTGATATAAGACCTGAGCATAACAATGCAAAGTACTTAGATAGTATAGTAGAGACTGCTGTAGATTGGTTTCTGCCCTATGCTCACATCATTAAGCTTGTAGGTTATGGTAACCACGAAACTGCTATAATCAAATTTCAAGAAACTGATATACTTCAAAGATTTGTGGATATACTAAACTATAAAGCAGGATCTAACATTCAAACAGGTGGTTATGGTGGGTGGTTAGTAGTTAAGCAAGCTTCAGGTTGGGGATCTAAATACTCTACTAAGGTAAAGTACTTCCATGGTTCAGGTGGTGGTGGTATCGTAACTAAAGGTGCTATCAATTTAACTAGGGCACTAGAGACTTATGAGAACTTTGATGTATTTACCATGGGCCACATTCATGAGAACAGCTGTAGGAATGATGTAAGAGATACTATAGAGCATCATAGCGTGGGAGGATATGTACTTAAACAAAAGCAGTTACACCTCATGTTAACTGGTACATATAAAGAAGAGTATGGAGATGGTTCTCAGGGGTGGCACGTTGAACGTGGAGCTCCCATTAAGCCACTAGGAGGGAGGATACTTACTATAAAATTAGTGAGGGCAGGTACAGGTGATAGATTAGTGACAAAATATATTGATAGTCACAAATTTAATTTGTAAGTTTGCATAAGGTTTCGTATTAGAAACCAGGCCCCTCTGTATCTTTGGTTAGTTTGGCAGGGGGGC